AGGAAGGCGAAGAGCTCCACGATCTCGTCGATCTCCAGCTCGTCCGACTCGAAGCTCATCAGGTCGATGGCGATGTCCTTCATGCGTCCCATGGTGTTCAGCCCTTCTCAATCTCGGTGATCAGTGCACTGGCCAGGCGGAACCCGATGAAGAACAGGGCCAGGTCGGCGTGCCCTTCGGGGGTGTCCGGGCTGGGCCGTCCGAACTCGGTGACGTTCTCCTTGTAGGCACTCAGGTCCACGAACCGGCGCCACTTCACGCTGGGCTCGGCCTCGCTACCGATGTCGGCGGCGGCGTCCTGGATGGCCTCGCGGTAGGGGGTGCTCACCTCCCCGAACTCCTCAGCCATGTCGACCACCTTGTCCCGCACCAGGGCGAGGAAGTCGGCGCCCTCACTCACCCGCGAGTCCGGCTCGGCGCACTGCGCGAGGCGGGCCAGGGTCGGCGGGTCGTAGTGGTTGATCCGTTCGATGACGTTCATCGGTCACACCTTCACACTTGGTTGGCTCATCGGGGACGGAGATCCACTCCGCCCGACCACCTCCCGGTGGTTTCGCCTTGATGTGGTGACAGTATCACAGTGGCGCAGGTTGCACACCTACCCGTATCGAATCTCTCCCAGCGCAGCGAGCTGGACGATCACGTCCGCCGTGCCCGCGTCGATGTGCCCAGCGTCGATGCCCTGCTTGTCGTCCCGGTCCATCCACGACTCGATGACGTAGCCGTGGTACTCCCGGTTCACGTACGCCTGGTCGATGTCGAGCAGCTTGGCGTACGCCTCGCGAATGTCGTCGGCGCTCAGGTAGTGCACTCCCTCGACCTCACGCACATCATCGAAGGCGAAGATCGGGTGCGGCGCGGTGCCCTCGGTGATCGTCCACGTCTTGCCCTCGGGCAGGCCGGCGAACTCCTCCGCGGTGGGCTCCGTCGCCCAGTACGTGATGCCTCCGTACGAGGCGGTGTCGATGATGTCCTGCGCCACCTGGTCGGTGACGTACCGCTTGATCTCTTCGGTGCTGGGCACGGCGTCTCTCCCGGTCAGACGTTGGCGTTGATGCGGACGACGGCTTCGGTGCCCTCGTACTTGTTCTCCCGGATCACCTTGCGGGCCAGCGTCCTCGCCTTGTCGGTGCGCTTGGAGTCGCGGACGTTCAGGTCGTGGGTGCGGAACTTAGGGGTCACTGCGGTCTCCTCATGGTTGGCTCATCAGGGACGGAGATCCACTCCGCCCGACCTCCCTTCAGGAGGTTTCGCCTTGGGTCAGTAGCCGAATTCGAAGGTCTTGCCGAGCAGTTCAGGCGTCGAGGACTCGACGATCTCGACGTCGTACACGGCGTCGCCCTCCCTGCCCGCTCCCGTCTCGGGGAAGATGTGCTCGTACTCCCACTCGGACTGCTCGTTGAGGTCGTCGGGGTAGGGCAGGGGCACGGTGATGACCGACTCGGTGTCGATCTCCACGCCGTCTGCGTAGGCGTTCTCGATGTGCAGTCGGATCACGGCGAGGTTCACAGGCCCATCAACTCGATCAGCTCGTCGACCGTGGGGGTCGGCTGCAACTCCCAGGGGAGGGCGGTCAGCAGGCCCTCTACCTGCTCCGCCAGCTCGACCAGGGTCAGCCACTCCGGAGTGCCGGGGTCCTGCTCCTCGCGCCACGCCTGGACCTCCCGGACCATGGCCTGGAGCTGGGTGGTGCGCTTGCGGATGTCGGCGCTCATGCCAGGTACTCCTTGACGTACGCGGTGATCTCGTCCTCGGTGAGCGCGTGACCCTCGTCGTCCGGGTTGCTCTCGTCGTAGTGCCAGTGGTCGTCGCCGCCGTCGTCGCCGGTCGCATGCCCCTCCAGCCAGGACTCGGCCGCGTCGGTGTGTCCGGCCAGGACCAGCACTCGGGCGATCGTGTCCGCCTCGGTGCAGGTGAAGCCGGAGCCGGTGTGGTCAGCGGTCATGCCGTCCCCGAACACGCCCGCCAGGGCGGCCAGGGCCTCACTCAATGCGTCGTGCTGGACCACCAGGGTCGGGGCCTGCTCGGTCTTGCGCTTGCGCCAGAACTTCATCGGTCACACCTTCACACTCATGGCTGCCATCATCAGGAGGTAGGCGCCACCCCACCCCGACCACCTCCCGGCGGTTTCGGCATTGGCACACTTGCACACTTACGCCGCGGTAGCGAACATGGTTCCCCGCGTGGACGTCCCGACCAGGCGCTCTCGCCACACCACCCAGGTCACCGCCTGCACCGTCGAGGGCAGCTCGCCCAGGCGCTGGGCGGCCTCGCGGTAGGCGCTGGCGATCAGGTTGTACCTCCCCTTGGAGCTCAGCCCGCGGTCCTTGATCCCGTACTCCTCCCCCACCGCGATGTCGTGGGCGTGGCGGTCGATGCACACCGCGTCCGCATCCGTCGGGTCGAGTATCGAGCGGTAGAAGTGGCCGGTCTTGCGGTCCATGGGCAGCACGTCCGCCGGGTCGGCACCCGCCAGGATCTTGGCGGCCTTGGCCAGGCAGTCCCCCGTGTGCCTCGCGGGGGTGCCCGAGTCGTACGCCTCCGTGGCCAGCTCGATGTTCAGCCACCATGCCGTCTGAGGGGACAGCGCGGCCAGGAGGCCGGCCCCGAGCATGACATTCCCGTCCGTCATCGACCCGGCCAGGCGGTGCGCACTCGGGTACCAGTCGCGGCCCTGCTCCTCCTGCTCGGAGCTCGCGTCCAGCCACGTGGTGATGATGTTGCGGACGTACTGCTCGCGGGTCTTGTCGTCGGCCTTGATCGGGATCATGTCTCTCTCATCTCTGGGTAGGCGGCTGCTCATCAGGACCAGGCCGCCACGCCTGGCCAACACCCGTCCCACTGAGGGCAGTTGGCGGGTGTTTCACATCGGGTGGTGCATGCCGTCCCGAGCTGGGGGCATCGGGACGGCGGAGGTAGCGCAGTCACTGCCTGGGGGCTCACTGCCTGAAGAAGGCGAACTCCCAGTTGCTGCCCTCGCGGTATCCACGACGGTCGAGCATCAGCGTCTGGCGCACGGTGACCTGCATGTTTGGCCTTCCAGCCTCGTTGTGATGTGACACGTGGGGGGTGGCTCATCAGCGGCCGGGTACCGATCCCGGTCCGTACGCCCTCTCGGCGTTTCGCCTTCCTCGTGACAGTATCACAGCTTGCGCAGGTTACACACTCAGACCAAGGACATGAACACGACGTCGGGCTCACCCGGCGTCCAGTTCGCGACCCGCTCCGTCTCCTGGAATCCGAACTGCTTGTAGTACTCCGGCAGGAACCCGTCGAAGCAGTCCAGCTTGCTCGCACCCTTGTGGTTCACCGCGTCCCACACCAGGTCCGTACCGCGACCCTTGACCGTGGAGAACAGACCGATGAACGTTCCGTCCTGCGCCACACCGAACCCCGACTGAAAGTCGGCCGTCAGGTAGTACCTCGCACCGCGGGGCATCTCATGCGGCTCACTCGTCGCCGCAGCGATCCGCTCGTTACCGCTCCGGGCCCAGTCCAGGGCCGCGGTGTACTCGGACCAGGACGCGGGGTGTACGTACGTCGTCACTGCGACTCCTCACATCGAGCAGGCTGGCTCATCAGCGATCGGCTACCAGCCGACCGGACGCCTCCCGGCGTTTCGCCTTTGCTCACCGGGGCGTGACTCGCTCCAGCACCTCCGGGTCATTCACTGCGTGCCACTCCGTCCAGCACTCCTCGGAGCAGAAGTCCTCGTGGGGCCTGACCGGCACACCGCACGTCTCGCACATCACTGGCCTCCGTTCGGGGGCGGGGTCGGGATGCCGTTCTGCACCATCACCCAGGTGCAGGCGTCCTCGAACCCTCGCTCGCAGTCGTCCTGCTTGCTGTCGGCGAACCCGTCGTTGAACGTGCTCACACTGGTGGCCGGGGGCCGGGGGGAGGCGGCCAGGCCGAAGCCCAGACCTCCCCCCAGGACCAGGCCGGCGAGTACTCCGGCGACGACCCTCATCGGGCGAGAACCGCGGCCTTGTACTGCTCGAACGCCTTGGCTTCGGCGTCGTGGATCCGCTCGCCGAACTCCAGCGACAGGGCCCGGAGGTTGTTCTGCCGGAGACCAGCGTTCACGCGGGCCCTGTACCGGCTGTACTGGATCGAGTAGGTGGACTTGTCGAGGGAAACCATGGGGACTCCTTGGGTATCGAGCAGGCTGGCTCATCAGCGACCAGGAACCACCTGGCCGGACGCCTCACGGCGTTTCGCCTTACGTGTTGGGCAGGCTCATCAGCGCCGGGCTGCCCAGTGCCCGACGAACCGCCCTGGGGGAGGCGGTTTCGCCTTTCGATGTCGCTACACTCTCACACTCGTCACACTTACACAAGCGGGAGAACAGTGACCCTGGTGCACTCGATCGTCAGGCCCTGCACCTCAGTCTGGTGTGCCCGGTAGGGCTCCCAGGCCGCGTCGGCGAGGAGGTACTGGTCCTGGTTCCCCAGGACGCCCAGCCACCACTCGGTGTTGGCCTCGTCGAAGGGCCACAGGTCCGAGGCCGGGTCGCTCGCGCCGTCTCCGACGTGGGAGTTGACCAGGTAGCCGTACTGCGGCTTCCACGGGTCCGGCGTGATCTGGACCAGGTACTCGGGGTACCCGAATCGGTCGGCGTGGTCCTGGCAGAGGTGGCTCCTGCCGCGTCCTGCGGTGTCGTAGTAGTGGGTCGCAGTGGCGAGGTGATCGCCGTACGTGCAGTTCATCGTGCGCTCCGTTCTGTGTTGCTACACTTGCACACTTTCCGTGTGCGGTCAACCCGGACCGGGTGACCTTGGTACCCCCCTTGGCTTTTGCAGCACGGGCCCCGCTCCCGTACTGGCGAGCGGTCCCGAGAGGGGCTTTGCGGGACCCCCTTGCGGGACTCCCCCGGTCCCTTGCGGGACCGGTACTGCGTGAGGGTCTTGAGCCCTCCCGCCGTCCCCCTGGGCCCCGTTTCCGGGACCGTCCGAGGGACGGCGAACTGACCTCCCTGATGCGCCAGTGGTCTGCCCGGTATCACCTGCCAGTGAGGCTCACTCACTGACAGTTCCACACCCCCTGGGGGGTGCTTCACCGAACTCGTACCGGCCGCGAACGCCCCCACACTCACATGTGAGGTCCGCCGCACCAGGGCTACCCAGTCCGAAGAGGTTTGCGAATGGCCAGCCGAGCGCGCTGCCGGGAACTCCGAGGTGGCCCTCTCC